AATGACACCATCCAAAATTCCTACGTACGTCGTTGTACAACGTTTGCCGTTGCTAGCGTCGTCGTTGTACAACGCTAGCTACGTTGTCTTTCCTTACCCTCAACATTGAGTCATTGTCAGCAATGACGTACTACGTTACCAACGTTGTACGACGTTATCAACGTTGTCAATGTTGTACAACGTTGGAAAACTTAGCTACTAGCGTAGCTTCGTTTTCGCGTCGCACCCTGGAAATTTAATGATATTTTCGGATCTTGTCAAGCTGCAATTTTTGCACCTATCACCCGTTTGTTCACTTTCGCTGTAATTTGACTTTAGTATTTTTAGGCTATGATGACGTCGTATACCGCCGACAACTGGCCGTCGCAACGCTGGCCCAACTTCGCTCAACGTGAGATGATTTGCTCTTACAGCGGCGAGTGCCTGTTGGACCCCAGGTCGATGGACTGCTTGCAGCGGCTACGGACTTCGGTGGGGTTACCGTTGCCTATTTCCAGCGGTTACCGGTCGCCGGACCATCCGGTTGAGGCGTCGAAGGAGCGCGGCGGTTCTCATACATTGGGCCAAGCGTTCGACGTCGTCTGTCGCGGCGCTACGGCGTATGAGGTGATTGCGGCGGCAAAAGAGTGTGGGTTTACCGGCATCGGCGTCGAGCAAAGCGGCGAGGGGCGGTTCGTCCACCTCGATACGATTACGCATTTAGATAACTTTCCGGCCGAGCGGCCGACGATCTGGAGTTACTGATGGCACTGACGGATCGGCAGTTGGAGGCGGTGCAGTTGGTCGTCCTTGACCGCTGGAACCCCAAGCTCGTCAACGACAAGATCGCTAAGACGGTCGGCGTGGAGAAGTCGACGGTGTTCCGCTGGCGCAAAGACCCTGAGTTCGATGCGGAGTTGCAGACGCAGTTGGAGCGCGACCGCCAGGACTTCGACGAGGTGCCGTTGGCATGGAGGAAAAACCGCGTGTTGGCGCTGGAGCGGCTCTACGATAAGATCGACGACCAGCGTATCGCGCTTAAGTTGAAGGTTCTCAAGGAGATACGCGAAGAAGTCGGCGATCACCGCGTCCAAATCGACCATACCGTCGAGATCAAGGGCATCAACCTGCCGCCGCGAGCGGAAAGTTACGAGGAGTGGGTGGCCCAAAACCGGCAGATGACCGACGCCAACTTAGTGGAGGAAGCGGCCGGATGAACGCCGCGCCTTCCCGCGATGCGCTTGTCGAAGCGTTGCTCCGACGATTAAATCCATACGAGTATCCGGCTGGAGCGCCGGATGTGGTGGCTGAAACGGGCCAGCAATTAGAGGGGCTAGGGCAGCAAATAGAGGGTTCGTTGCAAGGTGAGGGTCCATTAGGTGAGTTTGCGGAGATGATACCGCGCTGGACAATGGCGAATCCATTAAAAGCGGTTGGCGGTCTTATGCAAGTGCGCGAACCGGAAGTTAACGCAATGGCAACAGCAGCGAAACAGGCGCTTAGTCATCCACAGGAAACAGCGTCAGCATTAGGCGAATCCGTCATTGAGGCGGTGAAAGACCCGATGGGTACCGCACAAGGGATGTCATTGACTGATCTTACGGGGTATGGCGGCATATTGTCTAAGCTGGGTATGAGCATGGCACTGCCTGGTGCGGCTTTAAAGCGTCAAGCACGTAAGTTGAAACCGGACGAATCGCCGGACGTGGCGAAAGCTGATAAGCGAACCTTAGCGGAAGAAGTGTTGGTCGACCAACGCGAGG